ACTTCTGTAAAGATAGACAAACCTTTAGCTGTTATCTATGGTGGTACAGGAACATCGACACCTAGCCTTATAGCTGGTACAAATATAACAATAACTGGAGCCTGGCCTAACCAAACAATCAATGCTTCTAGTGGTGGAGGTGGTAGTGGCACTGCTCCAGTTACATACACAGTTAACTTTACTGTTGCTGCAACTGACATCTGGATTATTAATAACAAACCTAGCACTTCTTGTGTAGCTACTTTGCCTACTCCTTCTGCTAATACAGGACGCATTCTTAGGTTTCAAAATTACCAGTCTCAAACATTAGTGTCTGCTTCTTCTAATGTAGTCCCACTTGTGGGTGGTGGTGCTAGTACTGCTATTCTTGCCGCTGTTGCTGGTGATACGTGTACTCTTGTGTCTGATGGTACAAGCTGGATAATGACACAATATGTTCCTAATAACGTCTTACTCTTAGAGTAATATGTTTGAGCTTTTACTATTCTTGTCCGTTGAATACAGGTGTGTTAAGTGGATGTGGGTAGGGGATGTGTACAGCCGAAGGGTGTACTGTATTAAATGGGAAAAAGTGGATAAAAAATGATTGATCCCATCACAGCACTAGCTGGCATACAGTCAGCAATCAGCATGGTCAAGAAGGCAGCAAAGGTTGCCAATGACTTAGGCTCACTTGCGCCCATGATTGGTAAGTTATTTGACGCTAAGTCTGTAGCTACAAAGGCAATGCTTCAAGCCAAGCAGTCTGGCAAAGGCTCAAACATGGGTGCTGCTCTTCAGATTGAGATGGCTTTAGAGCAAGCCAGAGCGTTTGAGGAAGAGTTAAAGATGCTCTTCATGCAGACAGGCAAGATTGATGTTTGGAACAAAATTAAGGCTCGTCAAGCGCAGATGGACTTGGCTGATGCTAAAGAGATAAGTGCATTGAAGGCAGAAGCAAAGAAGGCTAAAGAGAAAGAGCAAGAACAACTAGAAATTGGTTTAGCAATAGGCGCAGTATTCTTTCTTGCTTTTTTAGTCTTTGTTGGTATTTACGAATTAATGGAGTTCTGCAAAACAAGCAGATGTGGTCGGTGAATGAATATCAAAAGACCTTTGACCTATGCCTCAAAATATTCGTTTACGGATGTGTGGCGTTATATTTTTTAGGTTTTTTAAAGTTCCTTCCTGACGATTTGTCAGACAGAATTGTTAATCTTTTACTTGGAAGGGTTGGTCTTGGCAAATGAAATATCTATTACTTCTTTTACTGTTAACTGGTTGTGAAGAAAAATATCGTTACAAATGCCAGAATCCTGATAATTTCCATGCATTAGAGTGTCAGAAACCTAGATGCCTATTCACTCAAACTTGCCCAGAATATTTAGTAGCACCCATCTTGGAGAAAAAAGTTGACGAAATTAAACCTAACAACTGAAGAAATTGAAGTCAGGGTCTGGAGCATTGTGGTGCTTGCTGTCACTTTAATTCTTTTCTTTATCGTAATTTCTCTGCTCTATTCTGTGACATTTGTTACCCAGCCCATTAAGAGTATGGCTCCAATTGACCAAGCCTACACCAAGATGTTGAACGATATTGTTCTGCTTATTGTTGGTGGCATTGGTGGTGTTATTGGTAAACGGGCAATGACTTCTAGACAACAGCCTCCCCAACAGCCGATGTGTCAGCCAAGGGGTTATGGTCAACAATATGGCTCATCTTATGCGCCTCCTCAGTCTGCGTATGGTTTGCCTAGTCAACCATTTGGTGCTATGCCTGTTTGGAAGAATCCAGAGTTAGATGAATCGTGGACACCTGGTCCTCCTCCAACTACTCCTCCAGAACATCTTGAAGATGATGATGTCAGAGAAGAAATAGCTAATGCAAGAAAAGAGGTTGACTAATGTTTGGAATACCTTTACCTTATTTGTTACTAGCAACATGCATTGCTTTGTTTGGTTCTTATCGAAGTGGCTATCATTTTGGATGGTCAGACAAAGATGCTGAAATGCAAGTAGTTATAGCTAAAAAAAATGAAGAATCTCGTAAAACAGAACAGCAACTAAACGAACAAATTAACCAAAACGCTACTAAATTATTGGAAGCTACCAATGCTATTAATCAAAAAACTTCTGCCCTTGCTGTTGCCAATCGTGCTGGCAAGTTGCGCCTCTGTCCCACCAGTTACGTACAAGCCACCACAAGTACCCCCGTTGCCACCACAGATACAAAAGCAACCAGTGAACCTGACAGACCGACTAATGAACCTTCTGATGCCGAAAGAGCAACCATTGATGCCATCGCAGAAATAGTTGCCCAAGGTGATAGAAATACTGTCGCTTTGAATGCTTGCGTAGACTCGTATAACCAAATGAGAGACTTGTTGAATGATAAACGCTGAACAACTCCGACAACTTCACATTGACCCTGTGTGGGTTGATGCACTCAACGAGACTTTCCAGCGTTTCGATATATCTACACCTGCTAGACAGGCGGCTTTCATTGGTCAATGTGGGCATGAATGTGGGAACTTTAGGGTTCTTGAAGAGAATTTGAACTATCGTGCAGAGGTTTTGCAGAAGTTATGGCCTAGAAGGTTTGATGCTGCCAAGGCACAGATGTGTGCTCGTAATCCTAAGTTGATTGCCAATACTGTTTATTCTAATCGCATGGGAAACAGAGATGAGGCTTCAGGGGATGGGTGGCGTTTCAAGGGAAGAGGATGTATCCAATTGACAGGCCATGCAAACTACTTTCATGCGGGTCAGGCTCTAGGGGTTGATTTTGTGATGCAACCAGAGTTGGTGGCTACTCCTATGTATGCCGCACTAACTGCTGGGTGGTTTTGGAATACACATAAACTAAATCAATATGCAGATCAACAAGACTACATAACAATGACTAAAAAAATTAATGGTGGCACAATTGGTTTGGATGACAGAATCAAACACATCAATCATGCACACGCAGTTTTAACTGGTTAATTTTTTATATTGTTTTAGCTGCCCGCCAGTTGCTCTTAGTATCCAACACGACTGACATATCCACTTCTGTCCCAAATCTAAACCTCCTTCTGGGGGTTTGTTTAAATCACATTTGTGGCAAAGCTTTAGTTTATGTACTGGTTGGGGTTTGTGACCCAATGCTATTGCGTACATATTTTAGTCTTCCTGGGACTAGGAGTGTTATCAGGAACATTTACACACATCCATACTGATGCAAACTGTCCTCGACTAACTGGTTGCCACCTGTCTATGTAAGCACCCCACACATTAGGCATAGTTTTTTTTAAACTATTCTTAGGTGATTGCAACAATTGTTCTAATTGTTTAAGTGTTAGTCCATCTTCTGATGTTTTTAACAGCTCTCTAATTTTTGCATGTCTAGAAGCTCTCATGTTATCTGACCCTTCTTAAAGGCTCTTGAAACTTCTCAGGAGGTGGAGGTAACATTTTCTCAGATGGCGGAGTCCATCCAAACTTTCTCCAAATAGCTTGAACGTCTGAGCCTGAAGACCATTTAAAGTCTTTGTTTGCCACAGAGGGGTAGCTAATCTTTGAGTAAGGTGGTTTTTCTAACATATTGACAACTTTCTTTTTTAATGTTGTGGTGCGTACAGGACAGTTGCGTCCTTGATTGCAGTTGTAATTGCAACAATCTGTACCATGACTTTTGAGTTTGCTCACGCCTTCACTCCCACTAGTTCTGGGAATGATTTATCAATTAATGCTTGAATTTTAAGACGAGAAACTGTTCTTTTTTCTGAGTCTTTGATAATTGTTTGAACATACCAGTGGTACTTTTTCTTTGTTTGAAGTTTAGCTAAGATACGTTTGCGATTACTTCTAATGTTCATTCTTTTTTCTCCTTAATATCGTAAAACCAATCATCACCCGCAGACCATTTGCGTGTTCCATCAACTGACCACATTCTTTTTGCAGCTTGGAAGTCAGGGTATTTTGTTTCTGCAGGTATTAGGCTCTGGTCATACCATAAACACCTGTTGTTAGGTTGTGTTGCAAACTGCCCATTGTCTAGTGCTATGAAGTTAAAACTCTTGTGTTCTTCAGACTGCTCTGTAAAACCTGTGTTTATATCCATACCATCAGCACAGAAATCAACAGTAAACAGGTACTTGCCAAAGTGCCACTCTCTGTCTTTACCTAAAAACTTTACACCCAGGTTACGTAAACCAATCTTTTCAACAATTGTGAACTGATAACCCATGCAATCCCATAGTTGTAGGACATCAATAGGCAAGTTACCAGTAACATCTGTGTGCCAAACATAAGCATGTATAGGCAGCTTGTCGTACAAAGCACCATAAGCAGGAAGAAGAGATTCAATACGAAACACTTGTCCTCGTAAAGCTTTAATGCTAACCCAAACTGCAGGTTCTAATTCTCCGTGTCCTTTATGGTCGTTGTATAAAAATTCTCTCTTAACAAAACATTTGATAGGAGGCAGTGAAGCAATAATATAGCTCATATGTATCTCATGATGTAGTCAGTCCAATGCTGTTTGTCTGAGAAGACACAAGCATCCAACTGGTTTTTAGCTGCCCAGTCTAAGTAGGTGGTCTTACTTTTTTTGGACAGTCCCTGGTTACGCTGCAGCACATATAAAATCTTTATGTGTGGGTGTTGCTGGCTAATTAACACAGCCTTCTTTCTATCTGCTCCTGTCCATAGACCCTTAGTTTCTATGTAAATGTTCTCAGTAACAGTGAAGTCAGGTGTGTATGTGTGGTTGCTTGCAGGTATGGTGTACTTAATCTTGTCGGTTTCGTAAGATAAACTCCACCCCTTTTCTTCGCAAGCAGCTTGAAACTTTACTTCTAAACCACTGCGATACTCTGAAGGATTGTGTCTCTTAGGTCTTGGCATTACGATTAGCTCTCACTTGCATAAATGCTTCTGCCCAATTAAAAGCAGACTCAACTACTTTTGTAGCAGTAGTCTGCCCATCTCCAATCATTGTTAATACAGCATCTTTAGTTGCCAGATCGCTAAGGATTGCTATAGCCACATACTCTTTCATAGTCATGTGTTGCATGTTGATGTCTTGTGTCATTGTTGTTCCTGTTGTTGTGTTGCCTCCTCGCCTTGGGGCGAGTCAGTTGTTGTTGTTGCCACCTGCGGTGGTTGCCAACTGTCGTTGGGCTTTTGCCAGATGTATAGCAGCTGTAGGTTAAGGTGATAGCGTTCATCATCGTTATAGAGTTCACGGCACTTCTCATACCACTCTTCTTCAGTGAAAAGCTCTGCTAAAGCCTTACCTGCTTTTACTGGGCCAATGCCAGCTACCCCGATAATGTTGTCACTCTTATCACCAATCAAACTCTGAAGATAAAGAAACTTTTTACCCTGTTCTGTATCTATTTGCTGTGTTTCCTTTCTAACAAAGTTGTAATGTCTACCTGGGATTTGTAATAAATCTTTATCTATGCTGCAGATAACTGTGGTACTACCTTCTTTGTCTTGGTCAATACCCATTTGATCGTCAGCTTCCCATCCATTGCAGATGATTGCTTTGTGTTGTGTTACTAGGAACTCTCGTACTGCTTGCCAATGATCTGGCTTTTCTTCTGGTCTGTGCGCTTTGTAGGTAGGTGTTAGCTCTCTACGAAAGTTGTTTGATCCTGTTAGGTACACTTGGTAGTCTGTAGCTCCAGTTTCTTCTAGTATGTCTTGGATCATCTTGTCAGCTCTTGCTAGAGCTACCCAAGTTTCTTCTCCAATTGCACTACAAGCACCTCTGAATACCACGATGTCACCATCTATCAATGCTCTCATAAACTATCTCCTGTATTGGTATCAAAAAAAGTAAGGACCTCGATTTGGTTTCGTCTAGGTAGGGGGGAAAGCCAGAAAATCCCTACAGAAACATCCTCGAATGCTGGCTTAACAGTCCTTACAAACCCACATGGCAACTACACTAGGGGATCAGTTTCATCTTCTTGAATTGCTTCCATCATATCAATATCACCTGCTGTATAAGCCTCAAACTTACGAGCAAGCTTAATAACAAAATCTAAATTCTCTGCTTCCAACTCAAATGGTTTACCACCACGAGCTGCAATGTAAATGTCTGTAGCCCGTGCTAAAGCATTTTGACGAACAATAGCTCTGTCACCATGCAATGCTGGGATAGGAAATACTTTATCTTTATAACCGCCAAACGTTTTAACTTGAGGAGCTGCTGACGCAGTTGGTGGTGCGCTACTAGTAACAGCAGTAGTAGCTCCTCTTCGGAGAACAGTTACTGCTTTAGTCTCTAAACCATAAGCACCTGTGTTGCCATCAAATTCTACTTCGTCACCAGCATTTGCGTTGTGATTTTTAAACCCACACTTAACCCAACCGCCATTAATCTTAATTGAATAGGTGGGTTTAGTGCCAAATTTAGTTGTCACATCTTTTGTAGAAACTGCTTCTACGATACCTGTTTGCATTGTCATACGATTTCTTTCATATCAAACCAATTAATACCAACTGATGCTCCTGCATTGAGCTTGAGAGCCAGTGGCTTCTTAAACATATCTTCAAAATAACTGTGTGTCTGCTTCAATATTTCTATAATCTCCTTTAAAAATGGCTCTACTGAGTCTAACTTTACATCAAACATTAGAGAATCGTGAATGGTGTTAACCATTTTTACATCATCTCTGTTTTTTAGCTGCCTGAAGATAATACCCAACATCATTGGAACAATATCACCAGTAGCTAGACCTTGTATAGGATAATTTTTCAATTCAGTTGGACTGAAATTGTAGGTTCTTGCAGACCATGAACTATCGCTATAGTATTCTTTAAAGCAAAATTTACGCCCAGTCTCTGTGAATAAAATGTACGTCTTAACTTTTTCTTTAAAGCCATCGTCATCAAATCCATAAGTAGACTTAGCCTCAACTTCTTCTGCAAAGTTCTTGTGCCAATCAGCTACACCTGAGTAACGAGTGTAGAACACATCAACAAACTTCTTAGCCTCATCAATGCTGCAGCCAGCTTGTTTGCTAATAGCTTTAGCTCCTGCACCATAGATCAATTGAAACGTTCTAGCCTTGAATGGCTTACGTTCTTCTTTGGTTGGATACCTACCAAACATATCTTTGTACAGCTCAGAGTGAATGTCTTTGCCAGACGAGATGTCATGTATCAGTTGCAAGTCTTTAGTAACGTGTGCAAGAGCAACAACCTCAAGCTGATTAAAGTCAACCTCAACAATAGCACCATCTTTAAACCTTGATGTAAAGATTTGTTTGATTGGGTTATTGCTGATGTTTTGTAAGTTAGGATTGGTTGAAGACAAACGACCTGTAACAGTTGCTGTGTGATTCAACTTACCATGTATGAAGTCTCCAATGATGTGCTTACTCAAGCCTTGTACATACGTAGAGAGTTGCTTTGATAACTCACGATACTTCAACAGTGCATTGATAATTGCAATTGCTTTAGGATCAAATGTGTGCTTCAACATATCATTGAGCACAGCATCGTCTACTGACACCTGGCCTGTCTTTTCAGATATTTTATCTGGGTCTGGTACATAACGAATGAATGGTTCTATTTTGATTTTCTTTTCTACTTGTTTGTATTTAGTGTTGCCGTTTTTGTAGACACCAATTTCTTCTTTGACTTTTACTTTTTTAGTACCACCAAAGAAAAACTGTGACCATTGCTTAGGACTGTTGATGTCTTCAATAAGATGATCTTCAGCTAACTCTTGCAAGTCAAGTTTTACTTCAACATATTTGTTTACAACTTCAACTGTGTAGTTATCAAGTCTTGCCTTATCAATGTGCAAACCATTGAACTGCATCTCTGCTGTCGCATGGAGAGCTTCCATCTGAGTTTGAATCAATGTTAGTTGACCTTCTCCAATTGCTTTTGCATACTGCAGCCGAGCAATCTTGACAGTATTAGTAACATCTTGCTCTAAATAGGGAATCAATTCTGCAGCAGGAATCTTGTCAGAACCTAAGCCCTTCTCAAAGTATTTCTTAATCTTGTCGTCTTTTACTGGCAAGCCATACTGCAGAGACAACTCGTCAAGGCTTGACCACTTAGTTTGTTGAGCACTGAGAAGATACTCAGCTAGTTGCGTATCCCAGATACGTCTGCCTTGCAGCTCTTCTTTTAAAAAGATACTTTCTTTGTACAGATACATCAAATCAAATGCTAAGTTATGTCCACAGACAATAGCCCCTGGAGGCATTTCACAAACGTGAGTTACAAAACATTCTTTGTCATACGTTGTGTATGGTCTGCGTTCGTCATAGCACAATCCAAACGCTATGACTTCATTGTCTGGGTGCATAGGGTGAGCTAGTCCCACATCTTCATTTCCATTGAGAGTAGTCTCAACATCAATAGCTACAAAAATTGGTATGGTCATGGTTTTCCATACTCCTTTCCATAAAGAATAGCTTGAAACACAACAATCCTGTCCTGTTTATCAAGCACGTTAAGGGTCTTGCATACGTGTGTAGCAAGAACAAATTTATCAAAGAACTCCTTTCTATTTGTGATGATTAAATTAGTTGTTCCATTTCTTAATGAAACAAAAGCACTACCTGCGTAGCTACCTTCATGTGTAAAGCTATGCTCTATGCAATCGCCTACGAGCGTTGATAAATCTTCTGTGTAGACAAGATAATCTTCATCAGTATCAGTCGGTGCAGGATCACAAGTAACTCTGCTGCCAACTCTTCGAATGTCTTTCATGCTGTCTGTCCACATATTTACCTCACTCGTATCTAGCTCTGATTGGATCAATGGTTACAAGAAACTGACCATGACGATCAGACTCTACTTGTTTACTTCCGCCACCTGGCAGTTTGTTCTTAGGAACATTGATGGTGCGGATCATCTCTTCTTCAGGAGACTTCGGTTCTTTATACTTGCCAATTGTGATGACCACATCCGCCTCACCTGGTTTGTCCGTCTTACTTCCACGGAGAGCATCCATGCCGATAAACGGAGGGTCCTTAAGATCGACAACCGAAGCACTGAGCTGAGAAGCCGCAATGACAGGGCCATAAGTACGAGCAAGTTCCCTTGCCCACTTGTAGATTTTTCCAAGTTTGAGGTCTTCACGTTCATCTCCTTTGTTAAAGCCATCTACTTTGTCAAGCTGGTCAAATACAATGAGTCCTGGATTAACTTCTCTAAACAATGTCTCAAGGTCACGCACATTGTTCAAGTCTTTAGTTACACGTATCTTGTCTTTGTTGCCACCCATTATTGTTGTGTAGTCAACCATTGCTTTCTTTGAGTCAGCAATGATTACTTTGCTTTCTACACCCAGTGCTGCTTGAACAATACGGAAGAACACAACAGAAGATTCCTCTTCGTTGTTGACCCATACAACTGGTCTGTCTTTGGGCAGTTGTTGTGCAAGGTAGCTTACTTCGCTTGCTAAGAATGTTGTTTTACCTACTTCGACCCTAGCAGCCACAATAACAAAATTACCTGTGCGAAGAGGACCGAGAGAGCGATTAAGCGCATCGAGCCTCCATTCATAACCAGAACTAGTAATCCGATCTGCAATGACGCTGAGATCAGCACTAACAAAAAGCTCATCTTTTTCAATGTATCTCTCCACATCTTTTAAAGCGTTAGTTGCAAGTATGTGAACGTGCTCTAAGTCACTTTCACCTTCCTTTACTTTCTCGCATTCTTCCATGATCTGAGCTAAGTAATCCAACTCAATAAGAGTTTTTACTACTTCTTCATGAGCATGGTGTGGTACAAACGATCTTGCTTTAGTGAGCGTCATACGAAGCTTCACAATAGAATCATCAGTCAATCGTTTGCTTTGATCTGCAATAAGAAATGCAGAAAAACTATCCCAACTAAAGTCTGTAACTCCTGGGAACGTTTTGTAATACTTGTCCATCCCATCAAGGATGGTGTTTGTTTCTTTGACTACTACGTGTGGCTTTATGTAGCGTCTGTACTTTGTTAAGTTCTCTTTGCTTTGACTGCAAAGATAGAGAACGTCATAGTCCATTTACTTCCTTTAGATAAGTATAGTTGCCAGTTCTGCTGGTGTACATTCTTTGGGTTCTTTGTCGCAACCATATATGGCTACCATTGTTGTTGTTGGTAAAAAGTGATTGAGTTTTTTGTACGCTTTCTTTGCTCCTTGTATTCCTGCTTCATCAGGGTCTAGCCAAATGACCACAGCTTCAAAGTTGAGGTCGTGTATTTGCATCAATGTCCTGTCTGACAAAGATGTTCTTAGTAACGCTACAGAGCTGAAGCCTGTGTTCTTGTGTACTCTGTATGCGCTGAGATAGTCTTCGGTTATCACGAGTGTTTTGCTTGCTATGTGGAACCAGCTTGGATCACCTTTGTAATCGTTGTTGCTGTAGTACGTTGTATACTTAGGTGTAGCATTAGTAAGCAAGTTTCTTACCTGCCATCCTACATGCTCCCCTTGCGGGTTGCATAGTGTAAGAGCTACCTTTGATTGCTCACCTATAACACCGCTAAATAATTTGTCTTCTGCGTTGCAGTAGTTGTCATGTAACCACACTTTGCCCTCTGTTGTGAGTGCTGCTAGTATTGGTTTGTTGCTTTGCATTGCTGCTGACGCAGTTGCTTTATGTGTCCATGTAGATAGTCTGCCAGCATTGTCTTTGACAAAGCCAGACTCATTGCAATGGTGGCAATAAGCTACCACACCCTTCTCTGTACGCTTGATGTACAACCTACGTTTCTTATCCTCACCTGCTTCGCAGCCGATGTGGTTAACATGTACTTGCTCCCCAATGTTACTAGGAGCATTGTTTTGAATTAGTTTTTTATCTATCATTTTGTTTTAAAACGCAAAATAAATAGCCCTCCACAGAGGGAAGGCTATATGGCTTTATGCTTTAAGACTCTTTGGTTCCGTAGACCTTACCAAATAATTCATCAGCAACTCTACGTTGTGTGTCGTTGAGTTTGTTTAGATACACAAGAGCAAATGCTTTTTTCAGTGTGTTACCAGCAGAAACTTTCCTGCAAATACTAAACAAAGAACGTGGAGAGATAGTCAAATTAAACTGATTAGCTTTGTAGCCTTGACGAATAAGGTTTGCAAGCTTAACTAGCTCTTTAGCTGCTCTACCATTGATTGTGTCAGGCCACTTGTTTGTGAGCATTTTCTCTTCGATCAATGGATGTAGATAGTCAACAAACACTGCTGTACCAAAGCGATCTAGAGTTGCAGAGTTTTGAACGTTAGTACCTGCATGAGCACCTGTGTCATCACCTTGACCCTGAGTGTTACCAATAGCAACAATCCTGAAGTGTTCGTGAGGAATGATTTGTTTATTTTTGGTGCTACCTGGCATCTCTTTTAAGAAGAGCTTGCCATTGTCTTCTAAGAGCCATTGCAGACCCATTGAAATCTCTGGTGGAGTTACGTCCCACTCGTCCCATGCAAACACAGCACCATACTTAACTGCTTCTGTGACTGCACCATCTACCCAAACTGTTGAACCATCTTTAGCTGTTAGTTGACCAAAGATCATTGATGAGTCCATGTCACCAGTACAGTTGACACGAACGAATGGTCTACCAGTTCTAGCACATAGCTGTTCAATCAAACTTGATTTACCAGCACCAGTTGGACCATAACAAAGAACCTTCTCATTTAGTTCCCAAGCCATCAAGATATCTGCAGACAGTTGTTTGTCAATGACATAGCTGTCGTCAATCTCTGGTATGAACGAAGCAATACGTTCATCCCATTCATGGTCAATGAAGACTGTGACACCAAAGTCTTCTCTTGCATCTATCTTATCAATGGATGCAACTTCAGAAAACCACAGTTGATTAGACTTGAGCTTACGCAAACCATCTGTAAGGCTTGTAGGAGCACTGGCTACAACTGTTGATTTTTCTTCGCATTCGCTTTCAGGATCAAACATAGTGGATTCTGGTGCTAATGTTTTGCGTTTATCTAACGCTTCTTTCAAGGCTTTCTTAACAAGGTCTTCGACCTTATCAGATTTTTTATCTTCTTTAGACATTGACTATCTTTCTTTCTATGAGTTCAAGTAACTTGCTCGGAATATCTTCTGGGTTGTTAACTATGCTGCGTGACTTGTAAAAGTACTCGACAGCGTTAGAGCACAAACCTAGACCATAAATGTCTACGTTTTTAGAAGCTTCGATCTCTCGAATTGCTTTGAGAGTAAAGTTTTCTAAACCAATAGAAGATTTAGTTGCTGCTGGTGAACCATCAGACATGACGATCATCAGTTTTTTCTTCTCTTTACGCTTGACCAGCCGATCATGCGCCCAAAGAATGTTTTCACCATCAGGATTACCATACATAAAAAGACTGCTCATTGAGAAGCAACCTTTAATACGCTCGTTATCTATCCGTAGGTCAGAGAAGTTTTTGTACACAAACATTACAGGAGCAATTTCCATGCTTGCGTTATATCCATCTGTGAAACCTAGAATCTCAACAGGAATGTTTAACGTAGAACAAACTTCGTTCACCAATAATGTAGAAGCCAATGCGTATTGCACCTTAGTACCATTCATTGATCCTGACATGTCTACAAGTACTGTGACTGCAGCATCAAGAATTTTGTTTTCAATTTTGTTCTTAAAAACACGCTCATTAAAACCAGGTGCTTTGAAACAGATGCGAGACAGACGGGATTGATCGAGCTTTCCCCTCTTGACACCATATTGCATCTGTGCTTTTGATCTGATTTGAATCAGCTTACGAACTTGTTGAGCAAAGTTTTCTTGAGATACAAGCTTTGGTTCTACTCGTGCCTCATACTCTTTGAGGAACTCTTTAGTCTTAGAGTTAGGCTCTAGATACTTCTTATCACCAAGGCTCTTGGGATAGTCAACAACAATAAACTTGCTGTAGTCTGTGATGTCCCAATGATTCTCAGATGATCCAACAGGCTCAAAGTTAATCCCAGTCTTACCCATCTCTTCACCATGTTCAGGCAAAGTGATAGAGAACTTGGCTAAATCTTCTTCAGTTAACTTTAAATTAATGATTTTGTATTCATCATCTTTCTTGGGGCTAGGATCATCTTTATCAGATTTCTCTTCACCTCCGCCTGATTCTTTGCTAGAAGTTAAAGTAGAGTCTTTACCACCCTCATCCTCTGTACCCGTAGTGGGTTTAGGCTTTGGTTTAAACTCTTCGCCACACTCTTTTTGTAGCTTTTCAAGAATATCTACAGCTAAGGAGTGTGTAGATTCCGTGCCTAATCTTTTGTCAAGGATAAAATGACAATCTATAAGACGATCAGTAAAGTTATTAAGAACATCTAAAACCTTTTTGTTAGGTTTTGTTTTGCTCGTAATAAATTCTATGGTTGGAAACACTCCTGCAGATACATTAGATTCCCAATAGAGTAAGGATGTAGTAAGTTTTGAGATAGTTGTGCCTTCTTTTTTGGCTCGACTAAAGATTTTGTCGATCAAGATAGCACTAGATTCGTCCCAATTCTCTCTAAAACCTTGGTACTCACGAGCTTCTATGTTGTTTATCCTGGAATCCTCTAGAAAATTCCAAACAAATAGAAGCAAACTCTTTGGATCAGGAGATTTTTCTTTAAGAACAACAAAAGAACTGTAGCGATCATGTGCAACCTCATGGTCAACAGATGCCATCATCTCTTTAAGCTCTATGTCAGTGGTCAAAGACGTAATTTTAGGCAGATAGATGGTCTTACCATCATGTCTGGGTTGATTTATGTCCTCGAATACAACGGAAATGCCTTGTCTACCAGCACTAGCCCGTATGTACCGCATCACTTCTATGCTTTGTGTCAGCATTTTAGTCAACCACTTTCAAGAAATCTTTGACTTGTTTGACAACAGCAACAGCATCAATGCCTTCAGGCACAGACATGAGCATTTTGATGACTCGATTGCCATACTCTTCACTAGTCTCTGGTTCTTTCGTAGTAGTCTTAGAGTCTTTGATCTTGTTTTGCAAGAACGTTTTGCCATAAAAGCCACCATTGTCATCAACTAAACCAATGCCCAACTTCATAGCACTGTGAATGACTGACTTAGCTGATCTCCAAGGACCAGGCATAGAGCCTACTTCGAACTCTTTCTTAATGAGTTTCTCAGTATCTTTTAAGTCTTTAGCGAAGGTTTCTACAGAGCTGTGCGTAAACGCAACCTGTATCATCTTCTCGAATGTACTCGTAGCAGAAGCATCTGAAACCA